AAGGCTGAAGCAAGCATCACTGGTAAGCCAGTTGAGACAATCGAAGTAACCACTAACCAGAACTAAAATGACCAAAGCAACCCTTGCATTTCTGTTGGGAATCTTCCTCGGAATGAATGGGCGTTGGCTTACTCACGCCTTCTATTTGATCATTATTGCGTGGCTGTTGCTCTGGCATTTTGCTTCGTGTAAATAATCATATTATGGAACAATTATTGGTTCACGTATTCGGAGACTACATTTTGCAGTCTGATTGGATGGCAATGAACAAAAGTAAACGTTCGTTGCCGTGTTTGGTTCACGTAATACTTTATACCAGTGTTTTTTTGTTTCTAACAACGAGTTGGAAAGCACTGTTGGTGATTGGTGCGTTTCATTTTCTATTTGATAGGTTTCCAATCATTATTCGCCGAATGATTTGGCTCAAGAATCATATTGGACCTGACTTCAAGTACGTGCCATTCAACAAGTGTGCAATCACTGGTTATTACGACAATTTTGTGAATGGTATGGTTGGAGAGCCAAATACTGATGAACATATCAATGGTTATGGTCCTCGACTGAACTACATCACAATTTGGTTGTATATTATCACCGACAATGCTCTGCATTTGTTGACGAATTATCTGGCAATCAAGTATTTGGGTTAATATGACTAAGGATACATCCATCATTCCCAAGGGAGATTATTGTTACACTTGGAAGGAAGTTCCCAGTGAAAGTAACAACTATCGTGGAAAAGTAAATCAATGTCCATACTATGACGTGAAAAACGTCAATGGTGTGGAATTTCCTTGGTGTAATTATCTTGAATTGGGTGGCACTCCCGGTGATGAAAAATGGAAGGGTTGGGACGATCATACCAACGCTGACGAAGTTCTTACAAAACACTTTGGAAGCAAAGAACAAATGGAAGAGAAACTGCCTTTGTTTCTACTATTTGATAGTTGCAAAGAATGTGGCGTAAATACCGAATATGAAAAAAACTCGTAGATATCGTGAGAAGTGTAATGCTAACACTATTGGTATAACTTCTACATACGCAAATGAGCGTATTCACGATTTTATCAAGGGTTGGGGAACCATATCCAAAGATGGTAAATCTGTTATTTGGGATACGTGGCGACCGCCAACCAAAAAACAACGTGAAAAACTTGAACGACATTGGAAGAAAAATCCTCCGTTCTCAAAGATCATTTTTCCAGTTATCAACAAATTGATGCCAGAGTTGACCATTGATCAACTAGTTTCAGTTCAACCCATGACGAATCCACCTTCTGGTTCTAAATTTTTATGAATTTGAGTTGACTTTCTGTAAAGTCATGGTAAATTGAACATATGAAAATTGACATAGAAAAGGTTGACCTCACCCAATTTATGGTACATGAACACTTTCTCAACGGAGAAATCGTTCATTTGATTCAACCGCAACATATCGGCACGAAATGGCGACAAGACAACAAGCACATGCGTAGTGTGGTTGTGAATTATGCAGGTGAAGTGATCAGTGCAGGCTTTCCAAAGTTTACCAACTGGGGCGAGAATCCTGAACACTTTCCAGTTCCCAATTCGTTGAATCATTGTACCGTGGTTGAAAAGCTTGATGGTTCATTGTTGATTGTTAGCAAGCATAACGGCAAATACATTCTACGTACCCGTGGAACTGTTGATGCTTCTACTATGGCTAATGGTCATGAGTTGGAACTGTTCAAGAATACTATTCTCAAGACCCTTGATGTTTGTTTGCCCGTCGATATAAACGGTAGTTGGCACTATTCTATTTTGTTTGAGTGGGTTAGTCCTATCAACAAGATTGTGTTGAACTATGGTGATGAACCAGACTGGTATTTGGTTGGCGTGGTAAATCACGATCACTACTCTGTGTGGTCTCAATCCCGTTTGAATGAGATGGCCAATGAGTTTAATCTCAAACGCCCTCCTACCTATACTTTTTCTGGTGTTGAAGATCTGTTAAAGGATGTTGACCAATGGAGAGGTAAGGAAGGTGTGGTTGTTTATTCAAAGAATGACCAAATGCTTCACAAGGTAAAGGGTGCGTGGTATCTTGCTCTTCACCACATGAAGAGCGAGTTGTCAAACATTGAAAAGGTTATGGATGTGTGGTTGGAACAGGGTATGCCTGACTATCAGACTTTTTATAACTATATCTTTACCACCTTTGATTATGAATTGGCTGAACAGTGCCGTGGTATGATTAGCCGTATTTGTGATGCTAAGAAGGAAGTGGATATGATTGTGAGTGGTATGAATGATTTTGTGAATAACAGACTCAAGACTCTACCAAGTCGTAAGTTACAGGCTGAACAAGTAATTTCAGCGTATGGTAATACTAATAGAGCTTCATTTTTGTTCAAGTTGCTTGATGGTAAGTCGTTAGGCAAGGAAGAATATAAGAAGTTACTATTTCAAGTTCTAAAAAATTAAAATAAATTGGTAGTCTTTTTATTTATTATATAATTTATAGTCAATTACGATTATTGTCATATGAAACATTTTTACCAAAACTTGGGAGAAACATGGTTCGATTATCCCGAGTTGTACTCCACAGTTGTTAAAAAATTCCCCAGCGGTTCTCACTTTGTTGAGGTTGGAACATGGAAAGGAATGAGTGCTGCTTACATGGCTGTAGAAATTATCAATTCAGAGAAAGACATCAGATTTGACTGTGTAGACACATGGGACGTTGTTGCATCACCACAAACAGAAATATCACCGGATCTTTTCAACGGTCTGTATGATGTATTCATCAAAAACATAGAACCCGTAATACACCAAATCAATCCAGTCAAGTCTTTGTCTTGGGATGGCGCATCCTTGTATGTGGACAACTCACTGGATTTTGTCTTCATTGATGCTGCACATGACTACGAGAGTGTTAGAAAGGACATCAATGCGTGGTTTCCAAAGGTAAAAAATGGAGGAGTAATAGCTGGACATGACTATGGACGTGATGAGGTTCGTAAAGCAATCACTGAGTTTTTTAAGGATCACTCTATCTATGAAAGTGAAGGTTGTTGGATAGTTGGATTATTTTAATTAAGGAAGAATATAAGAAGTTTTTATTCCAAGTTCTAAAAAATTAAAATAAATTAGTAGGGTTTTTTCTTGTATATGTATGTGTGATAGTCAATCGTGGCTATCATAACACACAAACACAAAGGAAACATATGGCAGATAATAATAAAACTCCCTACGAATTGCGTTGGGAAATTCTAAAAGAAATGATCAATCTCACCCGAGATGAATGGCATCACAAAAGAGAGTTAGCTCAATACAATGCTGAAAAAAGCGGTAAATCACTTGAATATGGCGGTGATATTCCATTACATGATGCGTTGCAACGTGCAGAAAATGTATATACATCGTTTATTTGTAAAAAGTAAACATTTAAAAAACTAACAATAACCCCGCTATTAATTTAGTGGGGTTTTTTGTTTCATAGGCGTAACATTCATTTTACTATTTATACGAATGAAAGTAAGATCTCTATTCATATCAGATTGTCACTTGGGAAGTGATTACTGTAATCATGATAAATTGGTTAAATTGTTGAGCGATGTTGAGTGTGATTATTTGTATATTGTTGGTGATTTTATTGATGGTTGGCAATTGAGTAGAAAGTTCAAATGGAACAACAATTATAATACAATACTACAGAAGATATTGCGTATGAGTAGAAAAGGTACACAGGTGTATTATATTTGGGGAAACCACGATGACTTTGTTGAACCGTTTACCGGGATTTATTTTGGTGAAAACGTGAAAGTTGTAAGAGAAATCAGTCACACTACATTGAAAAATGAAAAAATATTGATTCTACACGGTGATCAATTTGATGGTATAGTGACCAAAAACAAATGGATACAACATGTAGGATCGGTTATCTACGATTATAGTTTGACAGTAAATAAGTTATTCAGAATATTTAAGTTTAGTTTCAGTAACTTTTTGAAACAAAAAGCTAAAGAAGCTGTCAAGTACATAAGCAGTTATGAAACAACGGTGGTGAATTATTGTAAAACCAGCAGTAATGATAGTATTTTATGTGGTCATATACACAAACCAGAAATTACCACTATTGATGGTGTAAAATATTACAATACAGGAGATTGGATCGAAAACAATACATTCATTATAGAAAACAATGACGGTGAAATGCAATTGATTAAATATGAAAATACTATTTGGAGTTCAAACTGAAGGAAACGGACACATTACTCAAGCTATAGCAACAAAACAGTATCTAAAAGAAAATGGTCACGATGTAAATACCGTTTTTGCTGCCAATAAAAGTAAAGGGTTGTCTAAATATTTCACAGACGAGTTTAATGTAACAACATATGCTGGCTTTGACTTTGTATTTGATAAAAAGGGTAGAGTCATCATTTGGAAAACATTGATTAAAAATTATTTGGAACTACCAAAACTGCTATACTCTTTTTTTACTATATGTAGAACTATTCGTAAAGAACGGCCAGATGTTATCGTTAACTTTTATGAACCTTTAATAGGACTAACCGCATTGGTATTTCCTAAAATCAAATATGTTAGTATCGCTCATCAATATGCAACTACTTTGCCAATGTATCCAAAAATCTCAGGATTTCCCGTTCAAAAGATATTTTTGAAGTTAATCAATTATGTCACCAGTATTCGTTCAACCAAAATTGCATTAAGTTATTATGAGTTTCAAGATGATACTGTCGTGGCATGTCCACCCATATTAAGAAACAACAGTTACGTTCTAAAAGATAACCAAGAAGATTTCATACTGGTATATTTGATGGAAGAAGGAATGTTAAAAGAATTGATAAATGAAGCAAAGAAACATCCAGACAAACAAATAGAATGTTTTACCAAATTGACCAAACCAGTTAAAGATCTACCAACTAATCTCACGGTAAGACCATTAGATGGTGAGTCATTTCAAGAACGAATGAAAGTATGTAAAGCAGTAGTATGTAGTGGTGGATTTGAAACCAGTTCAGAAGCAATTTATCAAATGAAACCGTTACTAATGGTTCCAATGCCAAATCATTACGAACAATATGCCAACTGTACTGATGCATATCTTCACAACTTTGCATTGTTCTTCAATAATATTGATTTGGACA